AACCCGGCGAATGTTCCATCATCTGCTGGGCAATGATCGCTATTTCCCGATGGACACGGCGGGTGGGCCGGTCACCGATGCCGAATGGTTCAGCAGCACGGCCAATACCGTTACGCTGGGCGCATCCCTGCCAACCGGTATCTATACGCTTTATGTCTGGAGATCAGTGCCGCAGTTTTCGTCGTTTGGGCGGTATGCCCCGAACGATAACAATGACGGGCCGTTTCTGCCGCTCGACTTTTTGCCGCGTCTGTTCCAGCCAAATGGCGGCGGGCCGAACGGCACTCGATCTATCTTTGTCGATGATCTGGTGGTGAACGGCGGCAATGATCCGCGTCTTGCTTTTGAAGCCCCCGCCACCGCCGTGACGGCCTATGAATACTGCGATTTCCTATCAAACGGTGTGAAGGCGCGTGGCGTCTATACCCCGATCAATTATAGCGACACCGACTATTATTACCCGGCTGCGTGGGCGCGGACGCCCGGCAAATTCGCGCGTGCGCGATAATCAGGAGACAGACCATGACAGCGCTTTATGCGATTTGTGACCAGAATTGGAACATGATCGAAGCGGTCAAAAGCCCCAAAGGGATAAAGGCGGTGACCGGGAAGCAGTACGGTGATGCCACGCAATGGACGGTCGAGGATCTGCGGGCCAACTTCGTGCTGGTGATCGATCCGGGTGCCATCCCAGATCAGGAATGGCAGACGACTATCGGCAACCCGTCTGTCGTGATTGATGGCGATCCGGAACAACCGGAAACGATGACGGCAACGCTGCAATATTCAACGCAGCCGATCACGCTTGAAGCGGCGAAGGCGAAGCTGGAAAGCAAGGTCAAGGATTACAAGTTCCAGCGGATGTCTGGCGGCATCACGTTTGATGTCAATGGTACGGCCTATGTCGTGCAGACCGATGAAAGAAGCCTTGCGCTTCTGGATCGTATCGCCAAGAGGGCCAAGGCGAACCAGCTTGAAAACGGTCAGGTCGTGCGCATGGCCGATAATTCAAGCCCGCTTCTAACCCAACAGCAGATCATTGATCTGGACCTTGCCGTTAGCGCGATGCTGTGTGACTGCACCGATGCGCAAACCGAACGCGAATACGCGATTGATGCGCTGCCTGATGATCTTCAGGCGCATATCGATTTTGACGTAACTGCCGGGTTCCCGGCGTTTCCTGAAGCCACAACGGAGTAACCTGAATGGCAACCGATTATCATCATGGTGTGCGTGTCATCGAGGTGTCGGAAGGCACCCGCCCGATCCGCACGATCGAGACGGCAGTTATCGGAATGGTCAATACCAGCGGCGATGCCGATGCTGAATATTTCCCGCTTAACCGCCCGGTTCTGATCACTGACATCAATGAAGGCATTGGCAAGGCTGGTACCACCGGCACGCTGCCCTATGCCCTGGATGCGATCAAGGATCACGGGAATCCCCTGACCGTCGTCGTGCGTGTCGAGGAAGGCGTTGATGAAGCAGAAACCACATCCAACATCATCGGCGGGATGGTCAATGGCAAAAAGACTGGCATCCAAGCCCTGACAGCGGCAAAGCCGTTGCTTGGTGTCCAGCCCCGTATTCTGGGTGTGCCGGGCCTTGATAACGCAAACGTCACGGCAGAGCTTGTCTCTATCGCGCAGCTGACCCGGTCATTTGCCTATGCGTCCTGCTGGGACTGCGAAGACATCACAGCGGCAACCGCGTACCGCAATGATTTCGGGGCGCGTGAACTGATGCTGATCTGGCCCGATTTCGTGAATTGGGACACTGTCAACAACACCGAGCGCAATGCCTATGCCACGGCGCGTGCGCTTGGCCTGCGCGCCCAGATCGATGAAGACACCGGATGGCACAAGACCCTGTCGAATGTTCCGGTTAACGGTGTTTCGGGGATCAGCAAGGACGTTTATTGGGATCTGCAAAGCTCGGCCACCGATGCCGGTGTTCTTAACGCCGCCGACGTCACGACCCTGATCAACAACAAGGGCTATCGTTTCTGGGGATCGCGTACCTGTGCGGACGATCCGCTGTTCGCCTTTGAAAACTATACCCGCACCGCACAGGTGCTGGCCGACACGATGGCCGAGGCTCATTTCTGGGCCGTGGACAAACCGATGCATCCGACCCTTGCGCGTGACATCATCGAAGGTGTTGATGCCAAAATGCGCGATCTGGTGGCCAACGGTTATCTGATCGGCGGCGGCGCATGGTTCGATCCGGCGAAAAACAACAAGGAAAACCTGAAGTCCGGCAAGCTGATGATCAGCTACGATTACACGCCGGTGCCGCCGCTCGAAAACCTGATGTTCGAACAGAAAATCACAGATGACTATCTGGTTGATTTCGCGGCCATGATCAACGCCGCGTAATTTGCGGCCGGCAATAGCAGCAACGTTTGAGGAGTTAGCAAAATGCTGCCCAAGATTATCAAGAACTGGAACACTGTTATCGACGGTGTCGGATTTGTCGGCATTGCAGAGGAAGTCACTGTCCCCGCACTGGAACGCGTAACGGAATCCTATCGGGGTGCCGGTATGCTGGGCGAGGTTGAACTTGATCTCGGCATTGAGGCGATGACACTTGAAATGACACTGGCGGAATATAGCGACAGCGTCATCAAGCAATTCGGCATTCGCGATGCATCGGGGGTCGGTGTGCGTCTGATGGCAGCGGCAAAGGCCGACAATGCCGACAGCGCCGTTGATGCGATCGAGATTTCAGTGCGTGGTCGATGGAAAAAGATCGATCCCGGCAATCTGAAGGGTGGCGACCTTGCCAAGATGAAGGTCGAAATGCCGCTGACCTACCTGAAATACACTGTCAACGGTAACGTCCTGATCAAAATCGATCTGATCAACGGGATTGAAGAAGTGAATGGCGTCGATCTGACGGCGGCAATGCGCGAGGCATTGGGGCTGACAGCCTGATTTGACACCACCCTGATCGAGAGGCAGCGCCGGGGGGCACAACTGCTTTAACTCGAAAGGGATTCCCATGACCAAGAAAACCGACGCCGTCACCGCAGCCACCGAAAGCAGCACGGCATACAGCATTGATATCAAGCTGAAACATCCTCTCGCCTATGGCGATACCACCATTGAAAAGCTAACACTTCGCCGCCCGATGGGTGGTGACCTTCGTGGTGTTAAGCTGATCCAGCTTTCAGAACTCAATTCCGATGTCCTGTTTACCTTGCTGCCGCGCATTGCCAGCCCGGCGCTTACGGCGGCACATGTTCAGCTTCTGGATCCGTATGACACCGTCAGCATCATGCAGGAAATGAGCGGTTTTTTTCAGGAATAGCCATCCCTGACGATGTGGTGATGGCATGGGGGATCATCATGAAGGCCTTTCCCGGGTCTTTCCCCCCTGCCGTTTTCAACCGGCTGTCGCTTGAGGAACTGATCGAAGCCTATGATCTGGCGATCCAGTTCCTTGAGATCGAGGCCGATGCCCTTCGTGCGATCAATAAACGCACCTGACATCTCGCGGGATTCCCATGGCTGATCTGAAGCTTAATATTCTGATGCAGGCAGCGGACAAGGTAAGCGCGCCTTTCCGCCGCATGACACAGTCCGGTGACAAGCTGAAGAGCCAGCTTGCACAGTCCGCTGGCCGCGTCCGCGATCTTGAAAAGGTATCGGGCAACCTTCAATCTTTCAGGGAACTGAAGACCAGTGCGCGGCAAAATGCCGCCGCCCTGGCATCTGCACAGGAACGTGCCCAGCGATTGGGCAATGAAATCGCATCGACCGACAAGGTCACGCGCAAAATGCGCACGGAATTCAATGCCGCCCGGCGCGAAGTCAACCGGCTTGAACAGGCCGAAATCCAGATTGCCGGTGCGACCAATCGACTGAGGCAAAACCTTTCTTCAGCCGGTATTGATACCCGCAAACTTGGTAATGCCCAGCGCAAACTGAAAACCGATCTGGATTCCGCACGCGCAGCGGCAGACCGTCAGGCCAAGGCACTTGACGTTGCCCGCAAAAAAACCAACGCGCTGGCCGATGCCCGACGCAAGCTGGAAAATACACAGCAGCTTCAGGCGAACATGGCCATCGGTGGTGCGGCAGGAATGGCTGCAGGCGGTGCGGCATTGGCTCTTGGTGCCCGTGGTGCATCTGCCGGTATCGGTTTTGGCGAACAAATGTCGGCGGTTGGCGCAATTGCACGGTTGGATGAAACCAGCGAAGCGTATGCACAATTGCGTCAACAGGCCAAGGAGCTTGGGGCGGCGACCAGTTTTTCGGCGTCCGAAGCAGCAAGCGGTATGCAGTTCCTTGCGATGGCCGGGTTTGAGGCAACTGAAATTCTTCAGACAATGCCTGGCATGCTAAATCTGGCGAAGGCCGGTGCAACTGACCTTGGCACAACAGCGGATATTGCATCAAACATCCTGTCAGGTTTCGGAATGGAAGCCAGCGAAATGAACCGGCTGGGCGATATCCTGACCGCGACCTTCACCCGGTCGAACGTCAATCTTTCGATGCTTGGCGACACCATGAAATACACCGCACCGATTGCCAAGGAATTCGGCGCATCGGTCGAAGATGTGGCAGCCATGTCGGGCCTGCTTGGCAATGTCGGCATTCAGGGAAGTCAGGCCGGTACCGCCATGCGTGCTCTGTTCACTCGCATGGCCGATCCCCCCAAAGATGCACGAGAGGCTCTTTCCGAATTGGGCGTGGCCACAAAAACAGCAGGCGGAGATGCGCGCAACATGGTTGATATTCTGGCCGATGTTGCCAAAGCCACCGAAGGATTGGGATCTGCTGACCGTTTGGCGGCCTTCACATCTATTGCCGGACAGGAAGCCGGTGCCGCATTTGCCGCGCTTGTTAATCAGGGTGGATCGGGTGAAATAACCAAGTTCGTTGAAATCTACAAAGACCAGGTGGGTGAAACCGAACGCGTTGCCAAACAGATGGGCAACAATGCTGCTGGCGATATCAAGGAATTCTGGTCGGCTGTCGAGGGCACCAATATCGCCCTGACCGAAACCAGCGATGCCCCGCTGCGCGACCTGATCCAGACGGCAACAAGTGCAGTCCGTGCCATTCAGGGATGGGTTGTTGAAAACCCCAAACTGGCCGGAACGCTGGTACAGGTTGCGGCAGTTGTCGCCGGGTTGATCTTTACCGGGGGCGTGTTGGCGACCACAGTGGCCGGTCTGCTGGGGCCTCTGGCCATGGCGAAGTTTGCCTTTACGGCACTGGGGATCAAGGCTGGTCTTCTTGGTGGCGGGTTCAGTATCGTCGGCAAAGGCATCGGTTTTCTGGGAACGGCGGCAAAGGTCGCGTTCCCGATTGTGACGGCGGGCATCCGGGCGATTGGCATGGCCATGGCTGCCAACCCGATCCTTGCCATCATCATGGCAATCGCGACGGCCGCCATCCTGATTTACCAATATTGGGAACCGATCAAGGCGTTCTTCATCGATCTCTGGGCTGGCATCACCGAAGCATTCGGAATCGCATGGGATTGGATCACGGACAAGCTACAGGCCCTTGCCGCGCCCATTCAGTGGGTGTCGGATGCCTTGGGATCGTTGTTTGGCGGTGATAGCGAAAAGACGCTGAAGATCGAAAAAACCGGGATGACAGGCACTGATGCTGGCCGGGCCATCCGCGAAGGTACGGCTTCGCGACAAATCAATCTGACTGATGTGAACAAAATGGCAGGGGTGATAGCAACTTCCCAAGGTGCAGCAAAAGGATCTGTCGAGGCCGCCCAATCATCCCAAGACACCTACACCTTCAACATCAATCCGCCTCCGGGATCCGACGAACGCAAGATCGCGCAGATGGTGCGCGAGGAACTGGAAGCCCATGAACGCCGCCGCCAATCGCGGGCACGTTCCGCCCTAGCGGATGGAGCAAACTAAAATGAGACTATTCCTCTATAAGCCACTGCAATACGGGCTAGGGCCTAATGGTTCCCATTCATATAGAGTAATACGAGGTAAGTGCAGCATTTGTTGAGCAGCTTCCAACAAGCCAGGTAGTGAATAGTTTGACCATTCAGGGACATTCTGTTGAGACGCCCACCCGTACGGATTAGTCGAATACTGTGGCGGCTCTGCATATCCGTAGTCTTTAAGCTGAGCCTCCTCAGGAGTACTGCTTGTGTGCCAGAATTGGTCAAAGGAGCCATGTAGCCCCTGACCAAAAGTGAGAATGGAGCCGTTAGATACCGTCATAATCCCTTTCCTTTCACTTTAATTTCAGAGATTCGATTTTCAATTTTTGCCACACCAATAGCCAGCCAATTATTTTTTACACGGCGATCATGGATCTAGTGTTCCCAATTTATCACACCTTATCTCACAGAATTGGAGCCAGACGGTTATGTTGTTATCTCTTGGATTGTTCGCCTTTCAACTGCGTACCCTGCCCTATGAAAAGTTGAAACGTGCGACGGAATATCGCTGGGCATCCAACAACCGGTTTGGAAAGGCACCCGCGCATCAATTCCTTGGGCTTGGCGAGGATGATTTGACGATCGAGGGACGGCTTATGCCGGAACTGACAGGCGGGCCGGTTCATCTGACAAAGCTGCGTGAAATGGCATCGTCCGGAAAGGCATGGATATTGACCGCAGGAAACGGCGATGTGCTTGGAAAATGGTTTATCACGCGCATTGACGACAGCCGGTCGCATTTCCTTGCCAA